TAGTCTTAATTTCGGTGAATTAGGTCTTACCGTTGGAGTAGGAACTCACGGCAATAAAGGCGGAAGAATTTTCGCTGGTGATAATTCACAAAATGCTCAGGTAGTTGGTGGTAGATATTACACCGACTTATTGAGCATCGCGCCTGGTCTGGTTGCTGGTCAAGCAAACCCGACGACAGCAGCAAATGGTTTTGTTGCACTTTTGGACCAGAACAGGAAGGTCGATCAATGGAATGTAGATAACCTAAGATTAGATACAAATACATTATCTTCTACAGATACTGATGGGGACATCATCCTTGATCCTAATGGATCTGGTGAGATAGTCATTCCTGATGATACCAAACTTACTTTTGGTACAAGTAAGGATGTCAGTATTGAATATGATGAGAATGGCGCTAATCAAATTGTAGTCACTGGTCACGGATGGCAGTGGAACTCTCCTCAGATATTTGGTAGTGTTGGAATTTCATCTAACACTATTTCTACCAAGTCTGGTAGTGGTAATGAACTATTCATTGACCCATTCCCCGATGGTCTGAGCAATGAAGGTACGGTTATAATCAAGGGTGACCTACAAGTTGATGGTACAACAACCACTGTTAACTCAAACGACGTTACAATTAATGATGCTATCTTTGGTATTGGTGACGTAACCAGTATCAAGACGGTCATGGGAACCGTCGCATCTGGTGTATCTACTGTTCTGCTTGATTCAGTTGCTGGTATTAATACTGGTGACCAGCTGGCAGTATCAGGTATCGATGCTTCTGGTATTGGTACAGTTACAGCATACAATGCCTCAACTAAAGTTGTAACATTCACAGGTACAGCAGTTGGTGTTACTACCACATCACAAGTAACTGTTACTCATGGATTTGATACCAATACAGACCGTGGTATTTCATTCCAATATAATGTAAGTAGCGGAGTTGGTAATAATAAGGTTGGTTTCTTCGGTTACAACGATAGTGCTGGTGAAGGAAGTTCTGCTCCTGCAAGAGCATTTACATATGTTCCTGATGCAACTATTACTGGTAGCACGATAGCAGGAACCAGAGGTAATCTGGATATCAAGGGTATCTATTACCAGACTGGAGATTACCAAACACATGGTGTTGTATTCTTTGATGCTAATGGTTTACAGACATCTACTAACAACCCAACAGATGCTGTAAATACAAGAACTTCTACGCAGATTATGACTGCTGTAACTGAAATCTCAATCGCCCTGCCTTCTGGACAAACGATTGCTCAGGACGCTCTGGTCACTCAGCAGAACAACAGCACAGCATTCGGTGTCTGTAAGGTATCGATTAGTGGTGGAACTACTCTTATACTGATTGGTGTTCAGGGAACTTTCGATGCTACAAACGATCTGGTCGTAAATGGCGCAAGTATTTCAGTCGCACCAACCTCGGTATCTAATGTATATACCAACAAGCCAATGTGGACAAACACTCTAGATGGAGGAACCTTCTAAAATTATGAATAGTGATGTTGACGTGAATATTTTGATCAAGAATTATCATTCTAAAATTTCTTCATTAATGAATCAGAATATTCTTTTAGAAGCAAAATTGGAGTCTTTAACAAAAGACTATATTGAATTGCAAAACAAAGTTAAATATCAGGAAGCAGGTATCGAAGAATGAGCAAACCATCGACCAGACAAGAATTGATCGATTATTGTCTTAGAAGACTTGGACATCCGGTTCTGGAAATCAACGTAGATGATGATCAGATTGATGATCTGGTAGATGACGCAATTCAACACTGGCAGGATTACCACTTTGATGGTTATCAGAGAATGTTCCTGAAGCATAAGGTTACCGAAGCAGAAAGAGAAGTACTAAAGAGTGGTATTACAACTACTACAGGAACTAATTCTTCTGGTTCTGGTATCGCATCAGTAAACTGGCAAGAGGGACAAAACTTCCTTCAACTCCCAGACCATGTTCTTGGAATTAATAAAGTTTTCAAGATGGATAACAGCACCATATCCAATGGTCTGTTCAATATTAAATATCAAATGTTCTTGAACGATGTATATCATTATGGGGCACTTGATCTCTTAAATTACTCAATGACGAAGACGTATCTTGAGGATTTAAGTAGACTTATCACCCCAGATGTTCAGTTAAGATTCAACAGAAAGAATGGTAGATTATACGTAGATATTGATTGGCGTGAATTTAATGACGACACATATCTCGTATTAGACTGCTATAGACTGGTTGATCCATCTGATGCAGCATCAGTCTATAATGATTGGTGGTTAAAGAAATATACAACTTCACTGATTAAGAGACAGTGGGGTCAAAACTTAATTAAGTTCCAAGGTGTAGCACTTCCAGGCGGAGTTCAGTTAAATGGAAGACAACTTTACGATGATGCTATGGTAGAGTTAGAAGTTCTAGAGAAGGAACTTAGAGCGACTTATGAAGAACCACCTTTCGATTTGATAGGTTGATACATCATGCCATTAAACTCTTACTTTTTACAAGGATCCCAAGGAGAACAAAGACTCGTTCAGGATCTTATTAATGAACAATTAAAAATATACGGACAAGATATCATCTATCTTCCAAGGAAGTTGGTGAGTCAAGATGCAATTTTGAATGAGACAATTGCTACTGAATTTGATGATTCATTCAGAATGGAAGCGTACCTAGCAAACTATGAAGGGTTTGCAGGAAATGGAGATATTCTATCAAAGTTTGGTGTCCAGTCAACAGATCAGATCACTCTGATAATCTCAAAAGAGAGATATGAGGATTTCACTAGTCCATTCTTACAAGGAGAAGACGTTATAGTATCATCAAGACCAGCAGAAGGTGACTTAATTTATCTGCCTCTTGATAATACTATCTTTGAAATTAAATATGTAGAAGCAAAGAAACCATTCTATCAACTGAATAAGTTATTCGTCTATCAATTGAGTTGTGAAGTCTTCGATGCTGCTCTTGATGAACTGGTTGATACTGGAATCGAAGAGGTTGATCAGGCAGTATCCGACTTTATCTTCACCACCAAACTTACAATGGTTGGTCTTGATGCACAACAGGCAACAGCAACCATTCAACTTGCAAAAGATCTTGGTGGTGGTCCAACCGATCTTGCTGTAGGTAGAGTCGATCTTGTTAATGATGGAACAGGTTATACAGTTCCACCAATTATTGGCATTCAGACTGCACCTGGTGGTGGCGTTAATGCTACTGCTGTTGCAATTATGACTCAAAGAACTGGTCAGGTAGGTCAGTCAATTGATAGTATCCAAATCACCAATCCAGGACTTGGATATGTAACACCACCAACAATTACAATCCGTCCCCAGAATAATGATGGAACTGGTGGTATTGCAACAGCAGTTCTAACAGAAGGTACTCTTGGACTTCCAAACATTACATTTGTTGGAGTTGGGTATGGTGTAACACCAACAGTTGCAATTACAACAGCACCTGCAGGTGGAACTAATGCGACTGCTGTCGTTCTCACTAATGCTGAGGAAAAAGTTAGTGCTATTAGATACACTAATGCTGGTGCAGGATACACATTAGCACCAAACGTCACCATAGCGGTTCCAGCGACTGGAATTACCTCGGAGAACTACTTCTCTGGAGAACTCGTCAGAGGCGTTTCTACGGGCACCACAGCGTATGTTCATAAATGGGATGCCGATACTAATGTATTACAGATCACTAATGCATCCAGTAATTTTGCACTTGGAGAAATTGTTGTAGGTATTGGAACTACTCAACTTGGATCTGATGCTGCTAGAAGAATCGAAGCAATTTCAGATCAGGATGAGTTTGATGAATTTGCTGATAATATTGAAATAGAGTCAGAGGCAGATACTATTCTTGACTTTACCGAAAAGAATCCATTTGGAGAGATCTAAATAGTTAGTATAGGCAAACCATGGTATCATGTTAGGAACATATTATTATCATGAGATAATACGAAAGACTATTATATCTTTTGGCACTCTCTTCAACAGCATTGAAATCCGTCACACCAAGCAGGATGGATCTAACTTTTCTACTGTAAAGGTTCCTATTGCATATGGTCCTTCTGAGAAGTTTATTGCAAGATTAGAGCAGAAACCAGATCCAAGAAGAAGAGTATCGATAACTCTTCCTAGATTGGCATTTGAAATGACATCTATTGCATATGATAGTTCCCGAAAAGTTTCTACAATGCAAACTTTTAAAACATTCACCAAAGATGGAACTAAGACAGCAAGAAAAGTCTTTATGCCTGTTCCATACAATCTAGGATTTAGATTGTCAATCTTAACTCAATATAATGAAGATGCGATGCAAATTATTGAGCAAATTCTTCCAATATTTCAACCATCATTTAATGTAACAGTTGATTTAGTAGAATCAATTGGTGAGAAGAGAGACGTGCCGCTGGTTTTAGAAAATATCAACTTTGAAGATAACTATACATCTGGATATGATGAGAAGAGAGTTATTACTCATCAACTACAATTTACAGCAAAGACATATCTGTTTGGTGCTATTGCTGATAATAGTGAAGGACTTATCAAAAAAGTTCAGGTTGATTATAACACAAGCACAAATACCAAGACTGCAAAAAGAGAACTCAGGTATGTTGCTACACCTAGAGCACTCAAGGATTATAATGATGATAACGCAACTACTCTTGCTCAGGATATTGATACAGAACAGACCAAGTTCCTAGTTACTAATGCATCAAGTCTAATTGTGGATGGATATATCTACATCGGAAAGGAATTGATACAGATTAGAGAAATTAGTGATGAAACACTCCTAGTATACAGAGGAGTTGATGGAACTCAGGCAGACAGTCACATTTCTGGAGTATCAATTGATGCAGTTACCCAGACAGATGATGATCTGGTCGAACCCGGTGATGACTTCGGATTCAGTGAAGAACGATTTGATTTCAGTGACGGTAGAACTTATAGTCCAACTAAAGGTACAGATGTATGAGTGATCAATTTGACAGCATAAATGATACCCTGGACGTTGAAGTTCAAGCGGGAGAACTTGTAAGAGAAACTAAAAAAGAACTTAAAAAAATCAATGACCAACAAGATCATGTAAAAGATTATGAGTATACTCGTGGTAATCTGTATTCTTTAATTGAAAAGGGGCAGGAAGCAATCAACGGTATCCTTGAATTAGCACAGGAAGGACAACAACCTAGATCATATGAAGTTGTTGGACAACTCATTAAGAGTGTTGGTGATGTGTCTGATAAGTTACTTGATCTCCAACAGAAAATGAGAGATCTAAATAAAGAGGAGAAGTCTTCTTCACCAACAACTGTAAATAATGCGTTGTTTGTTGGTTCAACTGCTGAACTTCAGAAACTTCTTAAGGACGGATTCAAGAAAGAGTAATGCCAGAACCCACAAGATCTAACAAAAATAATGATAGTGTTCGTGACAACGATGATAGCGGCAGTGCTAGTAATGGTACTGGGAGTGAATCTTCTAGATCCACCTCAGGACTAGGGGAAGAAAGATTCTGTGAACTTTGTGGTAAGCAAGAATATAAGGAAGAGTGTAGTTATGGTCCCAAGATGTGGGATATGTTTACAATAAGAAATTTCAGTAAATCAGTTGTAGTTCCAGGGAAATCAACTTATGAAGAATTCAACTGGAGGAGTGAATTAGCAGAATCGTATCTTAGATTACAGGAAAGAGGAAGGACATATACTATTATCTTTAACTGGAGAGGGAGAACACTAAAAGTTCAAATATTCTTTAACAAATTCTCCAGACCTACCAGAGAAGAAGTACGCCAGGAACTCAATAAAATATATCCTGGACCAATCGTACTATACTACAACCCATCGAAGAAAGAACCAACTTTACCATTTATGTTTGCAGGAACTGCAGGAGGAGATGCAAATGAACCCAGATGATATTGAAATTACAAATTTGAATAAAGGTTTTGAG